AAGAAGGGCATTCCAAAGAGAGAAAGCCTTGAACCTTGCGGAAACCATCATCACCACCTACACCGCAGCGCAAAAGGCATATACCTCTCAATTAAACCCACTTGATCCAACGTCATTAGGACGAGCGCAAATAGCTGCTGGCCTTGCAGTTGCTTCGGGATTGGCAAGAGCTGCCGTAATTGCTCGACAAAAGTTTGAACCAAGCGGAGGCAGTTCATCCTTACCTTCGGCTCAATCAGCCCCAAGCGTTACGGGATTGACTCCTCAATTTAATATCGTGGGAACATCAGGAACGAACCAATTGGCACAGAGCATAGGAAGTCAATTTGACCGACCTTTAAGAGCCTATGTCGTAGGAGGCGATGTAACCACCTCACAAGAACTTGAACGCAAAAGAATCAAAATAGCAACATTCGGATGAAACTAATCGAACTAATCATTGACGAGAACGAATTCTTCTCCGGGATTAATGCCATCTCTTTGGTGGAATACCCCGCCATTGAGGAGGACTTCATAGCCCTCAATAGCCAAAAGGTACAATTCGCTACCCAAAATGCCGAGAAGCGCATCCTAATGGGTGCAGCTCTCGTTCCCAACAAACCCATCTACCGCAAGGATGGGGAGGAGGAGTTCTATGTCTACTTCACTAAAGACACTATCCGCAAGGCGAGTGAGATGTTTTTCCAGAAGGGAAACCAAAACAACTCCACCCTTGAACACGAGGATAGCATTGATGGGATGAGCGTGGTAGAAAGCTGGATCATCGAGGATGAGGAAAAAGACAAGAGCCGTATGTACGGCCTTGAGCTTCCCGTTGGCACTTGGATGGTATCGATGAAGGTCAACAACCCCGATATCTGGGATAACTACGTCAAGACAAACAAGGTCAAGGGATTTTCCATTGAGGGCTACTTTGCCGACAAGGTCAATATGAGCCGAAACCCACTTGCCGAGATTGAGGAGCAAGAGGCAGCACTCATCCTATCATCTATCGTTGGAATCATCAAGCGCGATGGCAGAAAGAAAAGCGGTAAGCGTTTGGAGATGGAGTCGTATAGCGACTACCCAGATGCCGTAAGAAACAACGCCAAACGAGGCATTGAACTCAACGAGAAGAACAATAATAAGTGCGCTACCGATGTCGGTAAGATACGAGCGCAACAACTCTCACAAGGGAAGCCTATCAGCGCAGAAACCATCACGCGGATGTACTCTTATCTCTCAAGGGCGGAGGAGTATTACAACGAGTCCGACTCATCTGCCTGTGGCACTATCTCCTTCCTTCTTTGGGGAGGAAAAGCGGGTAAGCGTTGGGCAGAATCTAAACTCAAAGAACTCGGTAAACTATGAGACCACCTAAAGTAAACAACGCAGCACCCAAAGGCTCAAAGCGTGGGTGCTTATGCAAGGACAAAAACACCTATTCACGCAAGTGTTGTGACGGTAGCCTATGGGCGCAAGGCATAGGCAATGTAACCTTGCCATCTTAAAAATGTAACAAAACAACCACCCATAGTCATTTATTTAGAAGCAATTCAAATTATGAAGGCACAAAACGTATTGAACAAAATCTTGACCGAACTCGCATCAATCCGCAAGGTAGAGTTTGCTCAAATGAACCTTGAGAACGGTACAGTTCTGGAGGCTGAAGCGTTTGAGCCAGAGAACGAGGTATTCGTTATTTCTGGTGAAGATCGCGTACCCGCACCTGTCGGGGAACACAAATTGGAAGATGGTAAAATTCTTGTTATTGTCGAGGAAGGAATCATCTCCGAAATCAAGGAGGTTGAAGCTCCCGAAGTTGAGGAAGTAGAGATGCAATCCGAGGAAGCCGTTGCGGTTGCCGAGGAGGTTGCTGTTGAAGTAGCTGATGAGGCTGCTGATGCAATCAGCGAGGAGGTATCTGCTGCCATTGAGGTTGCAGTTGCTGAAGCACTCGTTCCTGTTGTGGAGGAAGTTGCTGCCGAGATGAAGAAGCTCCGCGAGGAATTGGCATCTGCCAAGACCGAGATGGCTGCTATGGAGAAGAAGTTCTCCTCTCAATCTGCTGCTCGTCCTATCAAGCACAACCCTGCAAAACCCGAATCTAAACAAGCAATGTTCTCATCCAAGCGTCAACCCAATACGCTTGACCGAGTATTAGCAAAATTGAACAACTAATTTTTTTTATTTTTTAAAATGGCTACGACCACTTCTATCACTACCTCATACGCTGGAGCTTTCGCCTCCAAGTATGTATCTGCTGCCCTTTTGAGCGCAGACACGTTGGACAAAGGTCTTGTTGAGATCCTTCCTAACGTAAACTTCAAATCAACCTTGCAGAAGGTTGCTACTGATGACATCGTTAAAGATGCCACTTGTGACTTCACACCTACCTCTACGCTGACTTTGACTGACCGCGTATTGGAGGTTGAGCCTTTCCAGGTTAACCTTCAGCTTTGTAAGAAGGACTATTACGATTCTTGGATTGGTTCTCAAATGGGCTACTCTGCCTATGATAGCATCCCCGCTTCTTTCAGCGACTTCTTGATCGGTCACGTTGCTGCCAAGACTGCCCAGAAGATTGAGGAAAACATCTGGCAAGGCGTTAACGCTACTGCTGGTGAGTTCGATGGTTTCACTACTTTGATGGCTGCTGATGCAGACGTTGTAGACGTTACGGGTACGACTGTTACTGCTGCTAACGTAATCACCGAATTGGGTAAAGTTGCTGATGCTATCCCTTCTGCTCTTTACGGCAAGGAGGACTTGACTATCTACGTTCCACAAAACGTAGCAAAGGCTTATGTCCGCGCTTTGGGTGGCTTCGGTACTTCTGGCTTGGGTGCTAATGGTGTTGACAACAAAGGCACTATGTGGTACGGTCAAGGCGATTTGTACTTCGATGGTATCCGCGTTGCTATGGTTAACGGCCTTCCTTCTAACAATATAGTTGCTGCTCAATCTTCAAACTTGTTCTTCGGTACAGGTCTTGAGTCTGACCGCAACGAGGTTAAGGTATTGGATATGGGTGACTTGGATGGATCTAACAACATCCGCGTTATCTTGCGTTTCTTGGCTGGTGTTCAGTATGGTATCGGTGCTGACTGTGTACTTTACGCTTAATTGATTGATTGATTTAACCTCAAGGGGGTGAGGGTTCTGCCCCGCCCCCTTTTTTATTTTAAAACACTATGGCTTGTAATTTAACCGCAGGACGTGCAATCCCTTGTAAAGACGTAGTTGGTGGCATCAAAGCTGCTTACTTCGTTAACTACGGGGATTTAGGCACACTCACCTTGACAAATGACGAGGTGACAGATATGAGTGGAACATTCTCTGCTTATAAATACGAACTCAAGGGTGCTTCCAACTTGGAGCAATCCTTCAACTCAAGCCGTGAAAATGGCACTACTTTCTTTGAGCAGACATTGACTTTGCAGTTCACGAAACTCTCAAAGGAGGATAACAAGGAGTTGAAGCTGATGGCTTATGGCCGACCTCACGTTGTAGTCCAGGACTACAATGACAATTGCTTCTTAATGGGCGCATATCACGGAGCAGAGGTTACGGGTGGCACTATTGTTACCGGAACTGCTATGGGTGATTTGTCTGGATATACCTTAACTTTGACGGCACAGGAAATTCTTCCCGCAAACTTTATCGCAAGTCCTTCGGCTACTGATCCATTTGATGGAATGGCATCTGCTACGGCTACGATTGTTGAGGGTACGAACTCCTAACATTTCTTTCATTTGGTAGGGAGAGGGGGCATTAGCCCCCTTTCTTTTGGAATAAACTTTTGCGTTTTGGTTATTTAATTGAGATGCATATACTACAAGAATCGGAATCCACTCAATCTATTGTCATCGTACCACGCTCCTATCCCGGTAGCGTGACCTTGCAATTGATAGATGAGTCGACAAATACAACGGCTACGCCCTCCGTTAGCGTGTCCTCTGCGGATGGTTTTATGACCATCTCTGGCACTTTCTCCGTAAAGAATGGGCGGTTCTATGGTTTAAAGGTTTTGGATGGCTCTACGCTCATTTATCGAGATAGGGTTTTTGTCACCGCACAAACTACCTTTGACAAGTATACGGTCAATCAAGGGGCGTATATTGAGGATAATTCCTATGACAATGAATTCGTGATTATATGAGCAAGTTCCATTTTGTAAACCTATCGAGTTACACCTCTCCAGAAATTAAGGAGGTGAGCAACCGCGATTGGGTAGAGTATGGGGAGAGCAATGACTACTTCCAATACCTTATTGACCGCTTCCAGGGTAGCCCCACCAACAACGCTATCATCAATGGTATTTCCGAGTTGATCTATGGCAAGGGGTTGGATGCTACGGATTCAGCGCGTAAGCCAGAGGCGTATGCCCAAATGAAGTCACTTTTCAGCAAGGACTGTATGCGTAACGCATCTTCCGACTTTAAGATGCTCGGACAATGCGCTTTCCAAGTCATCTACTCCCAAGACCACTCAATGATCACAGAGGTCTACCATATGCCCGTTGAAAGCCTACGAGCCGAGAAGTGCAACGAGGAAGGCGAGATTGAGGCTTACTACTACGCAAAGGATTGGAACGAGGTAAAGAACAACAAGGAAACCCCTCAACGCATTCCCGCTTTTGGTTTCTCAAGCGAGGGAATTGAGATTCTATATGTCAAGCCCTACCGCGCGGGATTCTATTACTATGCCCCTGTGGACTATCAAGGAGGGCTTCAGTACGCAGAACTTGAGGAGGAGGTAGCCAACTACCACCTCAACAACATCAAGAACGGAATGAGTCCTTCGATGCTGATTAACTTCAACAACGGAGTACCTACGGAGGAGGAGCGTTACATCATCGAAAACAAGGTAGCGGAGAAGTTCTCTGGAACTTCCAACGCGGGTAAGTTTATCCTTGCCTTCAATGACAACAAGGAGATGGCAGCGGATATCACGCCCGTTCAGTTGTCCGATGCATCCCAACAATACCAATTCTTGGCAGATGAGGCAATGCGTAAGATTATGGTATCACATCGCGTTACATCTCCGATGCTCTTGGGT